GCTTGTCCTCTGCAAGTAAGCTATCTAAGAAAGCCTTGCAGCAGTTGTCAACATCGGGAGTGCTGTCGTGTAATTGTAAGTGTTGGGAGATTTTTTTGTGCTTGCGCCAAGACTTGGGTACTGGAATGTAAAAAGTAATGTGCGCCCCTTGCTCGGGCATTTGAAATCTTACTCGCTTGGCTTCTGCGGCTAAATTGAGTTTGTACTCGTTATACCTTTCGAGGCGCATTAATCTTTTTAACCCGGGCGGGCGTAATTGCTCTCTTGGTATGCGAAAGAATATCCTGTCAGAAGTATTTGCTCTGACAAATGTTTGGGGGCTAATATTTAATATGTATTCCTTTATAATAACTTCATGTTTCTACAAAGATAGGGGTTTTGTAAATTTAGCATCAAGTTTGGCTATCCACTCCTTTGCTTTTGTTACTTTCCTTTTAACATCTTTCATTATTAATTTATTTAATACAACAGGTTGCCTATATATTTTTTGCGATAATGGGAACTCGGGGAAAACCATACTGTTTTTTCTTTGCTCTAACCTTTTTAATGCAATCTCTCTGTCTATACCTAAATCTGAATAAAACTCCATAGCCTTCAATTCTTCCCGAGCAATCATCCCTTCGGGCATATCTACTAATAAATGTACTATTTCGGCATTATTGCATCCAATGATGTCCATATATCCCATAGTTTCTAATATATTTGAAGATTCTTCTTTTCTCATTATAGAAATTAAGAATGTGGGAAGGTCGTAAGCGACTTTTAACTCAATAATCTTCTTTATTTTGCCCGCAGGAGTTTTAATTAGTATGTCTGGGATGCCTTTTAGCCATTTATTTTGGAAAAGTTCTTCATTTTTAGTATATTCTATGCCATCAATATCTGAAAGCATTTTTATTGCCATTGGTTCGGCTAAATTTCCTTTTTCAAGCTGTTGAGGGGAATCATTACCCTTGCTAATTTTACTTTTCCCGTACATTTCAAAGGAATATATTTTGGCAAGTTCAGTTGTTACGGTATCTGATAGCTTAGTTGGTTCGTATAAAGCCTGCTTCCACATAATTTGTTTGGCATTATACTTTTGCGTTTCACTTAGTAAATCGTAATCCCGTTCTAAAATACTGATTAAATCTTTAAATTCCTTGTCGGTAATTGGGTTATTACCTTGTGCGTTACCCATTAATGCCCCGATGCTCGAGCAATTAATCTTGAAGTTCTTAATATCCATAAAAAATCCTTAGAAGTTGGCTTCGGGTAGTAAGTAAATGCGCTGACGGTGCTGTTTCTTAGCATTAGCATTGTTCCTTCGTATACTGGCATTTAGACCGAAACCACCCTCTAAGGACAGGAAGTTTAATATTATTGTTCACTATTGCTTACTACTTCAATAATGTTAGTGCTAAATTATAGAATATTTATCAGTTATGCAAATTTTTTGGGTATAAATTCATGTGTTTTTCGTGAAATTCTTGCAGCCAGTTTCTTAAAATTGGTACTTTATCCTTCATTTTTTGAATTAATTCGTCATTTCTTGGGATTGGAATTTTAATTACCCTTTCTCGGTAGTCAATATCGTTGGAAAATACCATTAATCGTTCTAATTCTTCGGCTGCTTTGATGTATTCAGGGCTTTCTTCGCTTATTACATTCATTTGGTAGAGCAATTTACGCTTCTCACTTTCTATTATAGATAAAGGTGCATCTACAAGGCAGTAAACAAGGCTTCCTGATGGGCAATTACACAAATCATAGTAGACATTCAACTGTGCTTCATAGCCTTTATCGGGCGTTTCTATGAGTTTAGGCATGAATGTATCTAACTCAAACGATGTCTTAATGTCGTTCACTTCATCTGCATTATGAATGCTTTCACCTAAAAATATGTCAGGATGCCCCGTAAACCATTCATTTTCGAGTGATTCTTCGTTTTTGAAGTACCATTTGCCTTCTACTTGACTGAATAGTTTGATGCTATCGTCCTCTGCTAAGATACCTTTCTCCATCTGCTTAGTGGTAATATCCTTTACTCTGCCATATACTTCCCTATTGTATATCTTTATTAGTTCCTTTTGGCAGGTTAATGATAGCTTACCTGATTCTTTATCGGCTTTACTTACTGGCTCGGATAAAAGCGAACCCCAAGATGATGCCCTGAATTTAACGGTACTAAAGTCCATTGGTTAGTTTATTTAGGTGGTTATCGAAACATTCCTGCAAATGCGGATTGTTCTTTACTAATAGTTTAAAAGTGTTAAGTTCTTCAATGGTGGTACAGTCAGTTAGGTATTTTCTTTGTTGTTCTTCTTTGGTTAGTTTTGTGGGTGGTGGCTCGTCTGCTTTAATATCTACTATTGGTACTACTGCATTGTCGGCTACGATTGAGTGGGTTTCGGGGAATGGGCTTTGTGGAAGATTGGAGGCATAGAACTTATCTACTATCTCTTTGGCTTCTTTTAAGCAATCTTCGGGGGATTGTCCTGTTTCCACTAATATCTCTATACCTATTCTTTCATTTAAGTAAGGAGCATAAGGGAATAGCTTTTCGTATATTACTTTGTGGTAACTCATTGTTTGTTTATTTTAGTGTTAGCTAATTTTTTGAAATATCTCTTGATGTTACTGCGTCATTAAAAACTTGTAGGCAATTATAAAGATATTTAGCAAGTATGTAATCAGGGGTATCGCTACTATTTTCCATTGAGTGCCTATTAATTAATTGTTCTAATTCTTTTTCAAATGGTATAGGCTTTTGTTCTTCTTTGGGGGCTAAAATTTTAGTTAACCCATGAATTTCATAGAATATTGATTTAAAATCTTTTTCATATACTGTAATCCTTTTTCCATCTATCTTAAATCCACTAATAATAATTGATGAGTTTTCACACCAATTTACCTTATCCCCAATACTGAATATCACATTGTCGCTTAGTCTTTTTACGGAGTGGATAGGATAGTTCCTTAATACGGCATAACTGTTATACTTTTCTACATTGCCGTTAGGTACATCAGTAACTATATTTGGGTTGACAAAAGTTAATATCTCCCATTCAGGCTTATCTTCTTTACTGTCCTGTCTTTCTATTGTGGGTATTTTTAATTTAGCCAGTTCTTCATCTGGTAAAAAATAACCTCCATTGCCATCTGACTTAGCAATTATAGTTTCATTATTTAAAACTCCTTCAATAGCCTGTTTAACTGCTTCGTGTTTTTCTTCGGGGATAGTTTTAGATGTATTGAACCAATATTCATTACGTGATTTAGAAGCGCACCATAAATTCTTTACCACTATTCTATCTTCTACTATGGGCTGCTGCTTTTCTTGTTTGAATTTATTTACAAGATTATCAAGGTTAGTTTCTTGAATTGAATGGTAGCCATCTTTATGGGCTATACCAACTATTTCTCGTACTAATTCATCAGTCCATTGGAAGTCTTGTTGTTTGTTAGAGTTATTCATTATTTACGTTTTTTATATTTTACAGGATAGTCATCTACCCCATCTTTATTAATTTTAATTACAAACAATACTATACATACAAGCATGGTACATACTAATAATCCAAATAATACTTCTCCCATAGATTTATATTTTTAAGGGTTATTTAATTTGTGATATTATGCCGTAGCAAAAAGTTCCACCTGCATCATTAATTGGACTGCCATTCATTAACTGTTCTTCTACTTGTCTATTTGACTTATGTACCATCCGTATCATAATACTTTCTTGGCTATCGGGGGACATAATCAACTTGTCAATCTTTTGCCTTAACAATAGATTTTCTTCCTTTAACTTTTGGTATGAACTTTTACTCATGGCAGTTTATTTAATTAGTCCTTTACGCAGGTAGTTGGCTACAAGGTGGGGCAAAGTTTCGGCTAATGCTCTTTTCTTAGCATTGGAAACCTTTTGCTCCATTGTTCTTTTATTAATTTCTAATTCTTTGGATATTTCAGAAACGGTCATACCGTCTGCAAGCATTTGTGCTATTTCAGCATCGTGTTCATTAAGATTTGATTTTGCCATGTTTTGTACTTTCCTCAAAGGTAAAAGTATTTACACGACAATTACAAGTATTTTCACAATTATTTTTGCATCATTGTTGCATTAGTATAGTTGTCCTTTAATTATCTGATAGTTACGAACATGATAATTCCCATTTTTTTCTACGGTTATATGTGCAAATCCATGTTGTGAGTTACTTACTAATGGATTGTAATCGGGGCGTAATTCGCATAAACATCCTGTTGACCAACACGAAATAACTTCGCCATCCAATGTAATTTCAGGATGATGGCTTGCTCTATGAAGGTGTCCTACTATTATGCTTTGTTTGGCTTTCATATATGCGCCTCTTGCAGGAGATACGGGGGAGAAAATACCC